CCCCACCATCCAAGGCACTCTTGAAGCTGCCGGAGATGAGCAGGTGGTCGCGGAGGCCAGAGCTGAATTGGATAGACATGTCAGGTCCTCAAGCAAGAGTCGCAATGACGCGACCGGCAGCCAGGTTCAGTGCGCCGCCAGCCGCAACAGGTTCGGGCACTGCCAGTGCACCATAGGCAAGAAAGTTTCCAGCGGTCAGGGCATCCCAGATACCGATATGCGTCACGATGTAGGGAGTGGCCCCTGCGTTGGCTGTCCATGTGACCCCCGCGTCAGTCGCTTTGGCCAGGCTGGCCGCTGCCGCGAAGGTGATGGCCTTGCGCACATAGTCCGCGTCAGTGCCGGTAACCAGCTCGTTCGCGCCTGTCAGGCCGGGATCGCCCGTGTGCAAAGACAGGTACCACGCTGTAGGACGGGTGGCCGCTGTATTATCCAGCAGCCAGTCCAGCACCAGGTTACCGGCAAACGTCGAAATGGGCATGATCAGTCCTCAAGAACTGGTGAGTGCTACGCCGGCAATGACGTTCAGCACGTCACCAGCGTTTACTGTTTTGGGAGAAGGAGCTGCCACCACCGATGCCAGGATACCAGTGGTGCCGCCCTTGACGGAATTGCTGTGCAGGCCGCCGCCTTGCACCGTCACCGGGGTGGTGAAGGTGAACACCGCCGGGCTGGCCGCGTTGGTGTACAGGCCGCTGCCCGGCGCGTCCGGCACCAGTGCGGGGCGGTTGGCCTCGCTGTACGCCGTGGTGATTTCCGTCGCATTGGCCGGGTAGTTGGCGGCGGTGTCCGTGAGCTGAGGGGTGTAGGCGCCACTGTACAGGCTGATGTACCAGGTGCCGAACTGACTGCCGGCACTGAACGCCGCCGCGATGATGTAGTCCCGCCCGGCATTGGGTATGAGGTTCTTCTCCGTCCACTCCCACTTCAGACGGCCACGCCGGTCAAAGCAGCGGAAGGTGTAGACAAAGTGCGGGTCGAATAGCTCGATCACGGCGTCAGTCCTCCACTCTTGCGGACCACTTCCATCTGGATGAAGGAGTCGGCAGCCAATCGGGAGACCGATGCGTTCTGAACGCTGACCACGGCTTGACGCAGGCCGTCCTGCTCTCGCACCAACGTGGCCCCCGAGCTGCCGTCATGCGGCGCCACGTCCTGTTCTTGAAGGTTTGTCACTTGACCGTCTCCCGTCGCAAGCACCAGCCCCTTCGGAGTGTACCACACCACGTCGCGGGTGTAGGGTACTCTGGCGCTGGTTCCGTACACCGCACCATAGGCCAGCCGGTGGCCGACAGTAAAGTCTTCCGGCCCGCTGCCCTGGAAAAAGTAGGTGTTGTCCGAGACCACCCACACCCCAGCATCAACAGGCTCCACGACTGTGATGTAGTCGGCCTGCATGATAAATCCTGTGGACAGATTTACCCAGTCGGGGGCGTAGGGCTCCGTGACCCACAGCACGTTGTCGGCAGCGATGTACAGCCGCCCGTTGTGCTCGCGGATGATCTGGCCTGCGGGGGGTGGAGAGATTTGCTGCGTGACCAGCGGGGCGCCGGTGCCCAGCTCGGCAGTCGTGATCGTGTAGGATGTTGTAGTGATGGACAGCTCGGCGATCAGGTACAGCGTCGCACCGTTCGGTGTGCTGGCGTACACACGCTTTTTCCTACCAACGGCCATGCCGGTCACAACGATAGACCCTGTACTGCCTACCACGATGGTCACTACGGACAGATCGCTGGCACCCGACTCCACGCCGTCGGCGTCTACCGTCGTGATGGCTACCAAATAGTCACCAGCAGGCATGAGGCCGGCCGTCACGTAGACCGTCGGCGTAGCGGGGACGGGCAGCCCCCACTCCTGCACGCCACCAGCCGTGATCTTCTTGGTGGTCAACCCGTCGCTGAAGTACAGGGTGTCGTTGAAAAACTCGTAAGCCGGTGTGGGTCCATACACCCCGGAGAACAGCACTGCGACGGTGTCGTCGTCATTCAGTTGGCACAGATCGGCACCCTGAATGAAGAACGTGCCCAGCGGGCAGGAGTAACCGCCCCGGCAGTTGGCGGCGCTGACGATGCGCGTGTAGCCCTCGCGGCGGTGCAGGTGGCCGGCGTTATCCACGTCGATATTGACGATGTTGCGCAGCGTGCCTTCCGGTAGGGCATAGTCCGGCTGGCGGTTGTTCATGCCCTTGGGCCACGGCCCGTAGCGGACGGTGATGTCGGTCTGTACGGCTGTGGGGAGATGTCTGGCCATCAGGCTGCCTTCGATAGCAGTTGTACACGGATGGACTGTTCAACCGTTTGGACGCGGATGCTATTTGTGGCGGTCTGCACGCGGATGTCCGGCGTAGCCACTCGTACACGGATGGACTGTTCAACCGTTTGGACGCGGATGCTGCCGCTGATGCTCTGCGTGGGTACCACCTGCGTGTACACCACGTCCGCCGTGCCGCCCGACTGGGCGCCGCCGGTGCCGACATATTCGTAGCTGTGGATTGCTGCCCCACCGGACTGCGCACCCCCTGTACCAACGTAAGCGACGCCAAACTGAATGTCTGCGGAGCCCCCGGACTGTGCTCCGCCTGTAGCGACGTAGGCGTGGCTGACTTCGACTGTGGCTGTACCGCCCGACTGTGCGCCGCCTGTGCCTGTGTAAACGACACCGAACTGAATGTCGGCTGCGCCGCCTGACTGTGCGCCACCTGTTGCGACGTACTCGTTGCCGGCAGAAACCCCCGGCACCCCAACGGGCGTGACGCCAATCGGCAGGGTGCCGATCATAGGAGGATGCTCACCGTTTTATAGCCGAAGATCTGCACGCGGCTATTCGCCACGAAATTGGTGCTGGCTCCGTTGGTTAGGAGTTGGATGCGGTCGATGGGTGCGGTGTTTTCCCAATTCAGTGAGGTCACTACAGAATAATTAGATGTTGCTGCGTACCGTACAGCCGCCGAACTCACCAATTGCTTGTGCGCGGCGATAGACGGAAACTGGCAGGTTATTGTCGCAAGAGTGAATCCACCAGCGAATCCGTCGGACCCAGGGGCACTTATGGCCAGTGGCGAATCGTTACCACTTCCACTAGCGGTTGATGCGAATCCGTAAACTTCAGCGGACCGATAATTCGCTGCGGTGGTATCCCCATTGAGGTAGCAGTAAGATAATCTATTCCCAGTATCTGCTCCACGCAAAGCGCACGATATTTCCAACTTATCATACCCACTCGGCAATGTTCCCGAGGGCCACCATTCATTCGTGTCGAAATTCCCTGCCGCGCTCAGCGTCTTGTCGTACAGCAGTTCCTTGACTTGCACTTCCATCGCCCCGGCGCGGGTCAGAACAACATCGCTTGGAGCAGTGTTCCATGTTCCAGCGGTTGCCAGCGTGTAGGTCGCATACCCCAGCACACGCGCCCTCACGTTGGTCAGAGCCGACGCCGAGTAGATCACGCGGGGGCTGTCGGCGGCTCCTGCACCGCCTTCTGCCGTGGTCGAGACGATGCTGTTGTCTTTGATCCCGCTCGGCCTAACAACCGCCCCAAGTGCAAGTGATCCTGCATTGTTCAGCAGGACGATGCCGACCTTGAATCCAAGGTTGTTTACTGCGCCGCCGGTACTTCCAGAGCTGAACGTGAACGACAACGCGCTGGTGCCTTCCAGCACATCAAACCCGCCGGTCGTGTTCACAAACGCCACGCGCACCGGATCAGCCGCACTCGGGTCATTGCCGGCGGCGGTCTTGAGGTGGAAGGTTTCTGCACCGCCGGATCGCGTCACCGTGAAGGTCGCGTTCTCCAACAGCCCGGCGTGGTCGAGCGTGCTGCGGCGGATCGCATGGGCAGGGTTGACGCAGTACACGCGCACCGTTTTGCCAGTCCAGTCCACCGCCGAGCCAGCATTACTCGATCCGTGGATCGTAGTGCGGGCCAGGGTGTCAGGTGTGGCGTCGGTCACTGTGCCGATCCCGCGCTCCCAGGCCGTGCCGCTGACTTCCTTGGCGTAGTAGTAGCACGTCTGCGTGTCGCCGATGCCGGCCACAAATGTCTGTGCCCCAGGCGCTTCGCCGGATGCTGGCACGCCCCCGAGCTGGTACGCGCCCGTGGTAGTGGTGGTCGATTCTTCGACTACGTTGTCAGCCCAGCGCATTCAGTTCCCCTTCAATCTTACTGCCCAGTCGTGGGCGGTGTTGGCATAGTCGGCGGCGCGGTCGCACTCTCGGGCGAAATCAAGAAGGAACTCGCTGGCTTCTGGAGAAAGAAGTCCCTCAGCCGCAGTTGAAAGTCCGCCGTCGGCGGCGTTATCAGCGAAGCGGTACACTCAGATCAGCTCCTATTTCTTCTTCCGCGACTTGCCAGCCTTTTTGTAGGCAATGGCCACAGCTTGTTTCTGCGGCTTGCTCTCGTGCATCAGCCGCCGGATGTTCTCGGCAATCGTTTTCGTGGAGGAACCTTTCTTCAGTGGCATGTGAGTCTCCGCGAATAGAGCCCGTCTCGTGGGCCAGCCGGCAGATTCAGCACGCAAGGAGGACACGCCATCTGCTGCGGGTGTTTAAGGCCACCGCCCGCTGGGCCGGTCCTTGCGGACCCGTGCAACGTCTGACGATTGTACCGCATTTCTGGCTTACCAGAACTTGTTGAGCGTGGTGTCCATCCGGTGTGCCAACCGGAGCGTAGCCCTCCCCAGCCCGTGGACCAGTGAACCCACTTGGTGAATCGCAACTCCGGCACACCACAGAGTGCGGGCGCAGACCCTAGTCGCCAGACGTTTTGCGGTAGCCATCGAGCAATTCCTCCAGTTCCAAAGAGTACCCCATCAGCGCCTCTACTGTGGCCGCGTAGGCACGCAGGACATCAGCAGGCGAGCTGTCGGCAGTGATGTCGGCCAGGGGCAGCGCAGGGCGCATCAGGGCGGGCGGTGCAGGGCAATCGACGGCGACAGGTATCTCCACCTCAACCGTGCGAATGACCGGCTCAGCAGCGCAGCCAGCGAGGAGTGGTAAGGCAAGCAGTAGATGTCTCACATCCACTCCCGCGCCAGCACGGCAGCCTGTTCAGCGCCCCACCGGACGGCCGCAGCGCACTCCTGCGGGACTGTCTGAGCCATGATGCGCCTTACCCTTGCCTCGGCATCTCTGCGCGCCTGTGCGGCGTCGTGAGAGGCTGCGGCCAGCCGCTCGGCTTGGGCGTCGGCTTGAGATTTCATCTCGGCGATGGCGGCGTTCTGGCGCTCGACCGCATCCACCAGTGTCATGCGCTCGCGCTTGCAGGATGCGAGTGCGGCCTCTGCGGTCTCTGCCCGACTCTGCGCCATGCCAAGCCGCAGATGCTGGACGCCAATCACAGCGAGGACCACGGCCACCAGTCCGCCGGCGATGAGGGCTTTGATTCTGGTCATTCCCACCTCCTCCCGGTGTTGAGGTACACGTCGCAAATCTTGGCAAACACTTGGCCAACCATCGGGATGGTGACTCCAAGCACGCCGCCGACTACCGCTTGGATGATCGCCGCTGTGTCTGTCGCGCCGTTAAGCGTGCCGGCCAACTCTATCACAGCATCCAATGCGCGGAAGGAATAGGCGACGAGGAACCACCCGGCGCCGAGCAATAGCAACCTAGGGAATACCCTGTAGGCATCCACGATTTCGGCGATGTCGAGCCAGCGCTGTTTGCTCACTCCGATCCCATCGTCATCAGATCCCGCACCTGCACATAGGCCCAGGTGCGCCTATTACTCCGCGCCCCGCAAAATCGCCCGCAATTCCTCGCCAGTCCGCCAACTCACTAGATGCGTCATCCGGGGGAGACACCACCGCCGCGATCGCAGCGTCATGTAGCGCTCCGGCAGTTCGGTGCAGAATGCCGCGTAGGTCGGATACCGCCCAGGAAACGACGGGAAATAAATGTGCTCGACGTAGGGACTCACCACCCCCATCGGATGGGCAACGAGTTGCGGCGGCCAGCCGCTCTCCCGCTCGATGTACTTGGCCGCAGCGCGGAATGCGAGATCAGCGCTCGCCCAGTTGTTCCAGCGCAGCGGATCCAGCCGGCCATGCCACTGCCCGTCCGCATGGCCAGCGGCCGGCAGCAACGCCGGAATCTCCGGATCGCTGATCTGGTGGGTGATCTGGCTGTGCTCGTGGTCGATGCTGTGATTCTGCACATCGAGCAGTGGATGGTGCTGTGCCTCCCACCACCAGTTGTCACTGTGCACACCCGCCTTGATGGCCTCCCGCGCGGCGGGCGAGCCGATGACGAACAGGGTGATATGCGCCTGGTAGCGCTCTGCCAGCTCACGCACGCTCGGCAGATTACCTGCGCATGCGCGGATTTGGTTCGGAGTGCGCAGATAGTTACGGTCGTGCCCGTCGTCGGTGGTGACCACTACCGCCCGGGCTGGAAGGCTGTCGCCGGACTGCCAGCCCAGATACCAGCCCACCGCAGCGCTGGCGGGTATGACGCTGAAGCCTTCCTCGCGCAGGATTGCCAGATCGCGCTCCAGCGCGAGCACGTCAGTATCATCGGCGTTGCAATTGTGGCCGATGCTCTGCGGGTGGTAAAGCAGCACCGGCACCCGGGATGAATTGTCCAGCGCATCCGAACGCGGCGCCATGAACACCGCTACCACCAGAATCCCAATGGTGAGCAGCGCCAGAAGAATATCGATCAGTTCGCGAGCACGACCGTCCATGCTTTCCTCCAGTTTTCAGCCCATGTTTCAGGGTGCGGTTTACCGGGCCTCCACGCCCACAGATACTGCTCCCACCCTCGTTGTTGCTCGCGCTGCTCCGGCAGCGCCTCCGGCACCGTACGCAACAGCGCGCGCGCCAAAATCGTTGCGAGGATGTCATTGTCACGGACCGCCTCATGAATGATGCCTGGCGCGTCGATCGGGTAATCCAGTGCAGACAGTGCTGGGATGAGCAGCGGCCGCGCAATGCTGTGCTGGAGCATCAGTCGTATGGACACGACCTCGAATTGGTAGTAGCTGTGCGCAGGCGGATCCATGGAATGCCACCACTCAGCAGCGCCGCCTACCAACTGGGCACGATGCACAAGACGTGACTCTTGCAACGCGATGGCGATGAGCATAGCCCGCGCTTGCACGGTGTCCATCTTCGGCGGAAGCAGCGGGAATGCTGCCGGGAATATCAGGTCTCTCAGAGTTTCGGGTGTCATATTGTCCTCGGGGCAGCCATGCGCTGCCTAACCTCACGCTACTTCGGACTATGTTTCTTCGCAGCCCATTCCCACGCTCCCCTCAGCAGCACCCATGTGCCTGCCAGCAGCAGTGTGCAGGCCAGGGGTAGTGCTTTCATTGCTCCGTTCTCCTCGTTTTGGTTTTGTGCGGCACCGCAGCCAGCAGCGCGCGGTGCATCGCTGCGCCGGCCTCGAATATCACCCACATCTCCGGCGTTTGATCCATCGGCTGTAGGCACTCCACACGATGCCCTCCAGCGTTGTCCACGACATGCACCCACACGACTCGGTTACTCCAACCCGGGCCTCTGCACTCTTCGGGCACCACTGCGACGATACGCTCGCCAGCATCTAGGTAGATGATACTCATCTCACCTGATGGCGCAGAGCCACTATCACTCATCTTCGCCCCACCATGCCATGCGTCGCGATAGACAGGTGCAGTGCGTTCTGGAGCGCACTCACGCGCGCCAAGTGGCGGTGGGCGGCTTTGTTGTCGCGTTGCCAGCGACCATCTACATCTGCTTTCGGGCTTTGGATAGCCTGCATGGCCTGCCGCACGGTCTCAGGCCATGCAGTGGGCAGCGGCTCTCTTTCGGTTTCTGTACTCATATCTACCTCCTTAATGTCAGGTTAGTCTATGTATCGTCAGCACTAAGGTCTAATACTTTTTTGTTATATGTGTTCTGCCCTACCTTTAATGTGTAAATAAGTTTACTGGGTTAGTGGTGCCAATTAGCCAGTGTGTTCAATACTGTAATGATTCTGCCATCGATAATTTCCAGGCGGTGGAGAATATGCTCATCGCGCCGCTGCGACGCCGCGTTCACACCATCCATCTTCTGCTCGACCTCACGAATCTTACGGTCGATGTGCTGCTCCATCTCCTCGATCCGACGCTGGTTCCGCCGGTAAATATATGCAGCCAATGTAAACACTCCCGCGCTCAGTACGCCCAGCACCCACCGTAACACTGTCGGTGTCTGCTCAAAAAGCATCCGCCACACATCTGGCGAATGTTCATGGCTCACATACACCCCCACTCAATCCAGCGTGAATTTCGGCGTGACCTCGATGTTATCGCCGGTGTTCGCAATGACGTAGGGGCCGTTGGGAAAGCGTTCCGCCCAAGCCAGCCGACCGGAAGTTACCCGCGTGAGGTAGTACCCGTACACGCTCTGAGGAGCCTGATCTGCTGACGATGTGAAGGTTTGCTGCGGGTAAGTGGCATCAGACGGCGCACCTTCAGTAATTACCCAGTTGGCTGGTGTCAGCGTAATCGCTGCGTACCCGGTAAACGTCGCCTCAGTATACGTAGCGGCTGTATCGGTCTCAGCCGGCGTGGTATCACTTGTGTACAGGCGGAGCACAAGGTTCTCAGCCGGCGTCTTCGCGACAATTGCCGCTAGTGCATCCCCTTCACCATTGTTCGGAAGTACAAGTGCCATCAGCAGTCTCCGTCGAATTCAAAGGTCATGATGTAGTGGTGACTTCTTGCACCACAGTCACTTCGATGCGCAACAGCTCATCCACAGAGCTGTCCGAGTGGACCAGTTCCAGGTCGCCTACAGCCGACAAGAATGTAAACCCTATCGTGTCTGCCGCTGGGATAGTCAACGTAATCGTGTGCGTTGTGTCATTGAGAACGATGTTGCCTATAGTAGATGACATCTCGTACAGCAGTGTACCACCTATCGCATCCCGCAGATTCAGCCGGGCAGTGGCACCGGCAAGCGATACCGGTGTGTAGTAGATCAAGTTACCGCCCGACACATAGGGCGAGAACCCTGCCGCATCGACAGAGTTGATCGTGATCGTGTTGGGGTCCACTACCGTTACCGGCCTGAAGTCGGACTCCCGCAGCGAGTTGGCCACCGCGTTGATCTGGGTCATCCCCACAACATTGGTTACCGCCGCACTCCACCCCGTAGCCAGCCCATGCCCCGTCGCCGTGATGCTGATCGGTGCTGCCTGAGCAATCCCTGTGATGGGCTTGTAGATCAGCGGCAGCATTTCAGGGCGCAACACATACTTGAAGGTGCGCCCCTGGCGGATAGTCCATGAGACTTCAGCAGGTGCTTTTGGCATCACTGTGCCCCTGGCTGGAAGAACCGCGTGCGCTCCTGAATGCCAATATCCCTCACATTCGCCCCCGGCAGGATGCCCACCGTGCTCAACGCGCTCATACGTTGACGTTGCCTCAGCGAGCTGGTCACCCCCTGCATGATGTCCACAGTAGGGTTCGCTTGCTGGAACTCAGCAGCTTTGCGGCCCCACTCGCGCAGCTTCTCGCGGTCCTGTTGCTCGATGGCTTTCACGATATTCTTGCGAATCACAGACAGTTCACGAGAGAGTATACTCGTTCTCTGCCGCTGTGCACGCGATGCCTGCATAAAGTCTGCTTCCTTGCCGGGCTGGATACCCAGGAACTGCACCAGCACATCCATGGCACCTGGCTCCATTGGAAGTGTCACTCCGCTGTTGTCCGTAAACCCTCGGGTCGTCAGACTGTAGGCTTTCGCCGGACCTTTCAGCGCGGCGGGAAGCATCGACTGCGCGCCACCTAGCCAGTCCCCGTCTGCGATCTTCTGGGCGCCAGCAACAATGTTGGACAACATGCCCCCCGTCGCCCCGGAAATTGACAGGATGGGGTCTCGTAGCTTCTCGTCCAGTGTCCGGCGATCCGCCAGGAAACGACTGAACGGCAACAGATCGGCCTCACCGGCGCGGCTGGACAGATCGCCGCCGATCACCCGCAGTATTCCACGCGAAACAATGGGCTCGATGTCCGCGCCAAACACGTCGTGGGTAAAATTCCGCAGCGACGCCTTGCTGTCGCACGGCTGATCACTGAACATCTCACACAGCATGTCCGACAACCGCGCAGCGACCGTCATGAAGGGTAGCCCCATGGTGCCCGTCAGCACGACAAGCGCTGCCACATGCGACTTCAGAAACTGCTTCGCTTCGCTGCGCTCCGTATCTGTCACTCCTTCACTGCGCGAGAAGGCGTTGTAGGTCTCAGTCACCAGCCTGCCCAACGCCTGGAGGGGGTACTGATGGAACTGCAAGGCCACGGGCGTAAGGCCCTTGAACACCCCCTTCGCACCCGTAGCGCGCCCAATCGCATAGGCATTGTAGTTGAGCATGGAGTTGTCCAACACGCGCGCTGCGTAAGCCGTAGCACCGTCCTCGCCGTGCAGATCGCGCGCTGCCAGCGCCATCGTCACCCGCGCCAGAATCTCGGACCCCAGTGTAAAGCTGGTAAGCACCTTCAGCCCGTTGTTCAGACGCGCCGCACGCTGGCCCGTAGCTTCGCCAGCCGCCAGTCGCCCCATTTCTCGCGCTTGCGTACCAATGTCCAGCTTGCCGGTACCCATCATCTCAACAAGGTACTTCACCCGCGCATCGGACAGCTCTGCATTCGCCAGCACATCCGACGTGATGACCATCTCCGCCGCACCAACAACGCCCCCTGCCTTGTGCCCATCGCTTATCGCTGCACGCACAACTTTCATGGCGTCCGGCAAGGCTGCCATAACCGCCGCCATCGACTTCTTGGTGCCAAACCGTTTGGCCAGCTCAGGCACCCCCATTATCGGCACCTGCATAGTATTCAGCAGGACGTATGAGGGAGACAGGCTAAGGAAAAACACATGGCTCACCGCGCGAAGTATGCTCAGCATCGGGCTTTGCGGTGTAGGCTCTGCTGATTCCAGATCCCGCTGTTTGAATTCGTCAACGATGACACGCATTCGGTCAAGCTCATCCACATCGACCGACTCGCCCGCTTGCTTCGCAACAATCGCTTGCTGCATATCCCGGAACGTATCCTGCCTCACAGGCGCTGCCGCCAGCCCCGCGATGTGATTGGCAGCCACCAGCATCCGGTGAGCGTAACTGCGCACCATGTCTGTACTGTATCCCTGCCGCCCCTTCCGGTGCGCCATCACCCGCGCAGTAGACCGATCCGGCAACGACTCAAGATAGATTGACCGAAGATCTGCGATAAACCGGTTGGTGGCGTCCGGGTCATCAGTATCCTCTGCAATCTTGGCGATCACATTCTCAAGCCACGCCGGACCTACCGCACGTTGCAGCACTGACGACTTAACTTCGGCGAAAAACCCGCCACTCTCCCCCGTAGTGTCCAGCAACCCCTCATCGCGGAGTTTCGCCACGGCGTCAACAAACGTCTGTGCGCTCTCCGCAGACTCGAAGCGTGCGTATACCGCCGGGCTGTCGGCATCCGCCCGCATACTGATCGTTGGAAACGCATCACTCAACCGCCCGACAACTTCCTTCATCGCAGCGAGGTCAGGATTGCCTTCTGCATCCTTCCGGACTGTCAACCCTACAGCAAAATTGCCGAACCGCCCCAAATGGAAATACGGCGACTGTTTTATCGCCTCCAAATTCCGCCCAACCATTTCAAGCTGGGCATTCAGCATGTTGAGCTGTGCGATTTTCGCGCGCTGCTCGGCACTCAGGCCAGTCTGTCTACCCGCCGTCAACATGCGGCGGATGCGCTTGCGTTGCGCCTTGTCTGTAACTCCTTTCAACGCTGCCGTAATCGCTGCCTGATCTTCTGGCGTCGTGGGCTCTCGCTCAGGCAGCTTGTCACGTTCAGCCGTCGTGTACGCGGACAACGCCGTAGTGTACCTGTCGAGTACACCCTTCCAGTACGCCCGCGCGGCGTCAACATTCTCGTGCGTGTTCGGGTCATTCCGAAACGCCTCTGACGCATCCGCTGCAAACACGGCCTGTGTCGCAGCGTCCACCGGCTGCCCCGCCACCATGGTGCGCATGGTCATCGCCATATCGGCGAAATAGGTGGTCTCGTTCATCGCCACCAAATCTTCGTAAATCTTCCGCTGCGCCGGGTTGAGTAGCCCCCATGCCTGTCGGAAATTGGATAGCTTACCTTTAAGCGCTACCTGGTCTTCCGTGCGCTCTTTGTGCAGATGAGTATGCTGCTCCCACGTCTTGCGCGGGTCCATGTTCATCTCAGTAGCCTGCATCAACTTGCTGATCGCGTTGTAGGTGGTGCGGTCTTCTCGCTCCAGCCGCTCCAGCCGCTGATACGTCGTAGTGAACAGTTGGCCAAACCGCGCGGCAGTAACTTCCTGAGTCGCGTAAGTCTGCGCGTTACGTTGCAGCGCCCCTCCAAACTGCCGGTCAAACAACTGCACCAATGTGTTCCTGTCGGCCCACGATGCAATCATCCGCAGCGCCCGTGTACTGGGCGCGCTACCAGTACCCCCCGTCAACAACGACAGCGCCCGCGCCTTTACCACTCTGGCAGCATTCGCGGCCTGCCCCAAGTCTTGCAACGCCGTCGCAGAGCTGTCCGACAGCGACCCACGTGCTGTACTACGGGAGTAAAGCGGGCCTGTGTTCGTAATGTCGCCCATTAACTGGTCCGACAGGCCAGGGTATTTAACTAGCGCCGCCGCCACTTGAAGTTGAGTGGGGATGTCCTCATCCGCCACCACCCGGCCAACCGCGTTCACGATGTCTACAGTGCCGTCGGCGTTAGGCACTGCACGGAAGCCAAAGTCTTCCAGCGCTTCGCGGGCGTCCCGCTCCATGGCTTGGGCGCTGCCGGGTACCTGCTCATTCGCAGCGCTGCGAATCGACGCATGGACCACATCCATGACATCTTGTGTACTGAGCGGGATGTCCAGCCCTGCGCGGCGCAGAAACTTCTTCACTGCCACTACAGTACGCCGCCATAACGACCGGTTGTGATTGTTGGGGTTCTCCGCAAAGTACCCCAGTACCTCCTCTGCCAGGCGCTCATTGGCGGCCAACTGCTCGGAGATTCGCTCCACAAAATCAGGCGACGTGGGGTCCAGCCCCAGCGATTCCTCCACATTCACGCGCCGGGCCGCCGCCAAAAACGCTGGGTCTCCTGCCGCGATAAACCGCCGAACATCTCGCAGGACCCCCGCGTACCCGCTGTCCCCCAAGAATCTGCGCAGGCCGTAATGCACCCCCATCTCATGCAGTAGCACGCCCCACGCTGAGTCACTAGCCGCCATGTTCTCGGCAACAATGTAGCTCACGCCCGTACTGGGGTCATACAGTCCCTTAGCGCCATCCTGCACAGCGTCTGCGTTGAATGACCCCCGGCGCCGCATATCGTTGCGGACATCCTGTATGGTCTGCACAACAACAAAGCGCTTGCCTAGCAGTGCTCCGACCGCCTTCCCTACTCGTGCGCGAATGTCTTCCACCACCGATTCTGCGGTGTGCGTGCCCGCAGGATTCTTTCTCCCGCGCGAAGGCTTGACAGAATACTTGCTGTCAAACGCTGCCTGCTCTGCCTCAAACGCCTCGATCTCACTCTCGAATCGACGCCGCAAGCTCTCCGACATCGTGCCGTCGTCTTCTACCAGCCGCATGGTCGCCCGGTCAGCGCGCTCTTCTAGTCTGCGCAGGCGCGCGACATCCTCAGCCTTTTCGCGTTCTTCTACAGGAGACAGGCGCGAAGGCTGCGTGGGCTGAGCAGGCTCAGCAGGTTGTTGCGGCTGCTGTGTTGCAGCCGGCTGCGGCGCAGTGGCTGCTTGTGGTGCCTCAACAGGCGCTGGCTGAGCCCGTCTACGCGCTGCTCTCTGCCGCACTGCCGGAGGAGCGGACAATACCGCCCGCGATGGTGTACGCGGAGGTGTAGCAGGCTGCTCTGCGACTTGTGGCGGCGGCTGAACTTCTTGCGGTGCCGGGCTTGCTTGCTGCACCTGTCCAACATCTTGGGGTGCAGGCGCTTGCTGTTCCTGTTGTGCACCTCTCCGCTGGCGTGCGGTACGTTGCCCACGCTGAGGCGCCGGGGCTTGCCCGGCTGTCGGTGTCGTCGGTACCAGTGGTACCTGCTGTGGCCCCTGCGGGAACAGGTCGCCTTGCGCTGGCAGCTCCTCAGCAGGCACTGCCTCGAACAGGCTCGGCTGCTCAGTCGGGGCTTGCGGTTGAGCCGGTGGCTCAAATCGTTCAGCGAGTTCTTCTTGCGTCGGCACGCTGTCCCGCCCTGTCAGGGTGCGGTACAACGACTGCAACGCGCCGGTCGGGCTAGTGACGTACTGCGCAGAGGAGCCAGCCTTACGCTTCTCGTAGAGCTGTCGCGCGACAGCTTCCTCTAAGGCTTCCGGTGTTTCAGCCTGTTCGAGTGCCCCGCGTACCGCTTTTGGTAGCCCCTTCACCCCAGACAAATCGACCGCAGGTACTGCTGACGCGGATGTAGCTGGCCGCGTAGGCACCAACGGTACTTGCTGTGTGCCTTGCGGGAACAAATCACCTTGCGCTGACGCTTCTTCTGCGGGCACTACCTCGAACAAGCTAGGCTGCTCGGTCGGGGTCTGCGGCTGTTGCAGGGGGGGCTCTTGCGCCGGCTGTATCTGCTCTGGCACTGCCGGCAACCTGGTAGGGATCAGCCCCACTCGCGGAGGGCCTTGCTCGAACAAATCGCCTTGCGGCGACAACTCCTCGTCCGGCACCACTTCAAACAGATCAGGCTGCTCGGTAGGTGCTTGCTGGCGCAAAGATGATGCTGCAAGCGCACCATCCACTACATTCGTAATGTCTTTGTCTGAGACATCACTAGGATCAACCGTATCCTTCCCACGAGGGGTCAGCACTCCGAACGCAGTACCTATGCCGCCGCCGCCCAGCGCGCCCATGACTGTCTGGAACGCAGTCTCTTGCAGAGACTCAGGCGTCAAGGGATTTTGGAAGGAAGCCAGTTGTTCGATGGGGCTCTGGACAGCTTCTTCTGCTGCTTCCGTTAGTCCTGCCCGCAGTGCCGTCCGGCCTACCGGACCGGTGACCAAGTTGCGCAGTGCGCCAGTTGCTGCAACCTGTCGCGCACCTGCTTTCCCAACCTCTTTGGCAAGCCCTTCTCTGCCTTCGCGAAGCAGAATACTGGCCAGGCGCTCACCGCCGCCCAAGCGCTCAACTGCTGCCATGGCTGCGCCACCGGCAACACCTGCCAGTTTCGCACCAGTATCTCCTTCGGCAGCAGGATCAGCTTCGATCTGCCGCTGACGGATGCCGCCATATGAGGGTGCGAACAGCGCCAACGCGGGTCCGAACCTTGAGATAGCTTGTCCAGCGCCGGCAACGACAGCCCTTGCAACCGGATGTGGTATGAACGCTGCCGCTCTGGTAAGTCCGCCACCAATCGCCCGTGCGCCCACCATGGCACTAACGGAGCCCGCAGCACTACCTGTCGCAGACCCTAACGCAGAAACAGGTCGCTCAACGATGTCAGACAGGCTTTGTATCCCAGATACGTTTCGCGCCTGTACTTCTTGGCCAAATCGCTGCAAAGCATTGTCTGGACCAACACCCGGCAGGTCTGCTGCAATTTGACCCAGCCCACCAACAGTGCTGCCCAGTACAGACAGGAAACTCCGCCCAAACTCACTGCCCGGGCCAGGTGCTTCAGGCGCGGCAGTCTGCGCTCCAGATACTGGTGCAACAGCTATAGGGGCTTCGATAAGCCTCCGAAGTCGTTCGCCTTCAGTGACGGGTGCAGCAGCCATACATCAAGGTGCCAAAAGCTGCGACAGAGGAGACGCTGAACTCATTCGTGCTAGAAGCGCCAAATACTGCTCAAGTTGTTCCGGAGTCATAGGCGTACCGTCCGGGTTTACGTTTTTCAATATATGCTGCTTCAATTGCTCTTCCACGTCCGTCTGCAATTCTAACCCTGGTCTTTCCTTCGCAAGTTTCTCAGAAGACGCGATCTGCTCGCGAATTCCCTTGAGCTGTGCTTCCTGTCCTTCCCTCAGCACATCTGTCCGCTCTTGTTGAGTCAACGCACTAAGTAAATTCTGTAACAGACCACTTCTAAATACCAAATCTTGCCCGCGCGTAGTAACGCCACGCTCTGCTGCGCGTGCTTCTGCTGTAAGATCATCCCCTCTCCGCCGTTGCAGCACGTCACGAAGGTTCGTAATGTCCTGCGTGAGGTTTGTGCCGGCCCCCTGTGCTACACCGGCCACTTGGTTCAGCGCGTCCAGTACCCCACGGCGCCGAAACAGCTCGCCGTACGAGCCGGGCTCACGGGTGGCCTGGCTGACCAGATCCTTCAGCAGAGTATCGAAGTCCTGGCTGCGATCAGAAATCAGTTGGCTGCGCTGCGGTCCGACGGTCTGTGGTGCCGGCGACACGGCGGCTGGTTGGCCAGTACCGCCGGTAAAGAAGCTGGACGGCACCACAGTCGCCTGACTGGCCAGGCTGCGCCCTTGCTCGGGTGTAATGCGTATCGCGCCTGTCTGCTCCAACTGCTCGCGCAAGCGCGGCGCCATCTGCTGGAGGGTAGACGCCCGCAGGGGCTCATCGAACGAGATAAACCCGCCCCCCTGCGGCACATTGTCTATGCCGAACGTAGGTGCGGCAGCACGTGACGGCTGTGCAGGTGGCGTCCTTGCGGTCTGCCCCGGGAGCAACGGCGGTCGTGCTGGCGTGCGGGCGGGTGCAGGGGGTCTGGCTGGCGTTACATCTACCAGAGAAGGGATGTCAGCCGCTTGCGTGCCTGCTCGGCGTGTGGGTGCAGCAGGTGGCGGGGCGCCCCCAATAAGTCCCTGCAAAAATCTTCCTGCCGGCTGAGCTACTGTAGCGTCTATTGTGTTAAACGCCTTGATTAGAGGCCGGTCTATGGTTTGAGTTAAAAACTCATTCACCCCTACTCCCGCACCGAACGCACCACCACCTGCTCTCTGAGCTGCTTTCTTAGCTTGCTGCAACTCATACTCAGGCTTAAACGCTCTCACAACAGGACGCAAAGCATCAAGTATCTCGAATAGCGGCCGCTTTTCGCCATCAGCCAATGCAACCATATCTCACCTCACCAAGAATCCCATGCGAACCCACTGCGCCCGAACCCCCAGGATGTCGGAGCGAACAGCTTGCGCAGTGTATCGCGTCGCGCCTGATCTACCAACTCGTCGAACGGCGCACGGAAGGCATTCGCTGCGCCGACGTTCCCCACATCGCTGTCGATGTTGCGCAGAGCACGGTAGGCCGCCCAATCCAACAAGCTCAGGTGGTATTGCTCCGGTACCTCTGGAGAGGCTTCGAGATTGTCCAATGACAGTGGCGCCAGAGGCTTGCGGATCGTCCGCAAGTACACTGTGCCCGTGTACTCCGCCGTAGGCTCCGGATAAACCCGCAAGTGCATGATGCCAGACAGGCCGGACTTGATGTCCAACTGCTCATCACTAGCCCACGCCACCGGCTTGCCGGGCGGCAGGTCAGCCATCTCTGGATCAAAGGTCAGTGCGCCACTGGGCGGCGTGTACGCGGACAGCGCAGCGTGCCCGGTACGGATAAGATCGCGAGCATCTCCCTCATATCGAGCAGAGATTATCGCAAGCAGGGAAGTGTGGAGGGTATACCCAGATTTGCCAGCAGAAAGCTTGACTTGTGTGACGGCAGGCGTTGATGCATCGCGGAGTACCAGCCCAATAGTGGCCAGCCGCATCTGTGCCTCATCGATGTAGCGTACTAATGCCTCGTCAGACCACAAAGAGTCAGCAGGGCCAGAGAGGATACTAGAGCTGTCTCTGAGTATCCCCTGCTTCAGCTCGTCCAGCAGCTCCTGTAGAGTCACGTCGGTCAGACACGGCTAAACGGGTACAGTTTCTTGCTTCGGTAGTCGATAACTTCCAGGGTCTGAGGGTCCACCACAGGCACAGACGTTACTGCGTTGTTCAGGATCTCCAGCACTCCCGGAGGAACAGCAACCTCCTCGCCAGGCCGGAGCATATACCCTACACCATTGTCACCTATATACAGCCCCGTAGGAGGAATCTGGTCATTCTCCTCAAGGATAATCCTTACCCGTCCCTCATCGTCTACCGCAATAGGGTCCTTCAGGTTGGACTTCAGCTCTGTCGCCATACATTACTCCTTCAAGGCTTTCATGAACGCCGTGTCGTATTCATCTTCCTGAAGCAACTTCTCCAGATTGTTCTGGAGGAATTTAACTACCTCAGACAACTCAGTAAACACCATCTCCACTTCAGGATCCTCGTACCTCTCCTTCTTCTTGTTAGTCTCAATGATTTCAGGGTCACTGAAGCACACCACGAAACCATTCGCAGCGCGCTTCAGCTTTACGACCCCTTCACCATACATTGTCGATGCCCTCGGAACTGCGATCAGCCCACCGCTTCCCACGCAAACGACTTGCTGGCGACCATAGTGACCGCAGTCACGGTGAACGTCCCGTCGTCGTTGACAGTGATGCCGTTGGTGGTCTCCAACGTGCGTGTACCTGCTGCAACAGTGTGCAGTGAGCTGGCAGCAGCCATGCCCTCATACCACTCGTCACTGATCCTGTCCGTCAGGTTGTGAAACCGCACCATGCGGGGCTTGAAGCCCACATTGAATGTGGTCGCAGCAGCCGTGCCAGAGTCAGTAACCACATACCCGGTAGCATGGTTGGCAATCCCTCCGGTCTGAGTCAGTGTGTTGGTCGTCAGAGCCATATCAAAACCCTCACATCAAAAAGTGAGGGGGCCGTTACAGCCCCCTGTAGTCATCAGGCTTTCGCGCCGGCTTCCAGCACCGCCATGAACGCCTGCTGCAAGATCACGGTGCCAGTCCAGAACTTGTAGCCCACCGTGCCCCGCTGCGCCAGGGGGTCACCCGCCGTGGGTTTCGGGTTGACCACCATGGGAGTCATGGCTGACTTGCCCTTCAGCGGCACTATACCGTAGGCGTCGCGGCCGAACACCAGGATCGGATACACATCCACGTTGCCCGAGGTAGACCGAAGCCCTGAGCTACCAACGGCAGCACCAGCGCCCAGGTAGGGCTCACACACCGTGCTGGTCAGGAACCGGATCTGCTCCAGCGACCCGATCTCGCCCTCGATGGGAGAGGTGTGCGGGCCGTAATCCGCCACCACCTTAAAGCCTTGAATAGACCGCAGATCGCTCTCCAGGTCGGGGTGGCAGACCGCGAAGTAAGCCGCCTCCACCGACTGGGTACCATAATCCGGTCGGGAGGCAATCACCTGGCTGATCTTCTTGGCGTTCTGCCGGTTCAGCCCGGTAGACACCCGGCGGAAATCATCCAGTGCAGGCGCCGTAATGATGTTCGCCCGGCCAGCAACATTCCCTGCGCGGAAGACGTTGGTCGCGGCCTTCAGCACGTTGAACCGCAGGACTTCCAACGTAATCGCAGCAGACTCGCCAAGGATGTCAGTGGCTTGGGCCAGCACGTTGTCGGTGTGGGTGTCCTGTACGACATCCGTAATGGTGACGTAATCACCATACTGGTTGAGCGTGACGGTGTAGTCCGCGTTGGCCAGCTTACGGCCGGCAGGCGTGACACCCTCAGTCAGCGGCGTAGTCGAGACCGGCACGAAGAAGTTGCCGGAACCATTGCCAGCAGAACCGGTAGCTCCAGTCAGGAAGTAACGCCGCCATTTGGCGGTGTTGGTGCTGTTGGTGGGCAGTACGTAAGTCTGCCCGAAGCGCTCAAAGTGCAGGTAGGGCATCGCACGTTTGAGCATCTGAACATTCGCCCATGCTGCAACAGCAGGGGAGATGTCTCCGTAACCAGTAACATTCGCCATCAGTCAGCCCTCGTAGTTCCGATTAAGTCATAGCTGCGAACTTTTCGAACGCTCCATCGAAGTCGTTCTTGTCAGTCTCTGCTGCTACCACCGATGATCTCTTGGAACTGACTGGGGCCAACGCCTGGGCCGCTTTTTTGGCGGACGGAGGCAGCTCAGTTGCCTTCTGCTTCGGTGATTCTACCACAGTGGATGCCGCTGTTTCACGCTTGTACCGCTCGACCAAATCAGCGACATCCTCTGGAGTCCCGTTCTGTATAACATGTTGATATGCTGCGCGCAAGTAGGTGGGCTGAGATTCTGCCCACGCCATGAGGTCCGTCTGCAAGGTGTCGTATTCCGGCACCACCTGCCGGTACTGGGCCTTCTGCCGCTCCTGGCTCAGCGCCTGCAAGTCCTGCGTCATGGGGCGCAGTACAGCCGCCACCTCGTTGAACACGTACTGCACCAGCTTCTCGTACTCAACACGTCGTTTCAGTGATTCTGCCTTGGAGACATCCCCCCACTCGTTCTCGTACTCCTCCAGGAACGCCTGCTCCTCTGGTGTGTAGACAGGCTGCTCCTGTGCCGGGGGCTCTTTCGGCTCCGGCTCTGCTGGCGCCTGCTCCTGCTTGCGACTCTCCAGCAGTGCGTCCAGCTTATTCAGCAGCTCGGCAGCAGTGTCAGGCTTGCCCTCCTCCCCAGCAGGCTTCGCCGGTTTCTCTGCTTTCTCCGGCTTGTCAGCAAAAGCTGGCTCCTCGCCTTCCTCTCCGGGGGCCTCTGCCTCCTCAGCCGCAGCCGCTACAGCAGCACCCTCGCCTTCCTCCTCGGCAGGCTCCTCTTCTTTGGGGGCCGTACTCAGCGCCGGCAGCTCAGACTCACTGAACTTCGCGAACGCATCGTCATACTCAGCGCCAGTCTCTACTTCGTTCGTCATGCTTGCTCTCCTGCGTATCTCGCTTGTCGCTCTGCAAAGGAAGGTTCTGTGATCTTCTTGCGCAGCATCCGAAGCAGCCGAACCCGCGCCGCGCAAGCATCATGCTCTTGTACTGTGCAGCCCACCAGTACCTCCACCGCATCAATCTCCAGCGCCTCCAGCCACTGGGCAACCAACGTCATCTCGGGTGTGGCACGGTTCGCCCGCACCTTCTGCGTCAACTCCTCAATACTCTGATGCAAATTACTCAACGCCGTTCTCCGGTATGCCTGCCAAGTCTGCCAGGATGGTATCAGTTACTTCCTGCCGCAACTTCTCAGTATTCGCTACGTTCTTCTGCCCTTGTGCGATGTCCTTGAACGCATTCGCCAACTCAGCCCGAATGGTTGCACGCATGTGCTCGGCTTGCAACTCCTGCTGCTCCTGTAGGATCTGCTGCTGCTGGGCTCTGTTGTTGGCTACCTCGGCCTCACTGAGCAGCATGTCCGCCATATCGCGAACCTCGAACCGCCGCTGCACCAGCTTGCGCGCGTCCACATGCTCGATCTCACCAGGCGTCAATGTGGCTGCCAACTGATCGACCTGCATGCCACGAATCTCCTTGGCGATCAGACTGGTCGCACCGCGTGCAATGACGTTGTAGTCACCATCTGCGTCAGGATGCTGCCCCAGCAGTCGTGCGAACCACACCAGCGACTGAATCACAGACTGCGTAAAGCGATCAAAGTTGCGCACAATGTCCTTGAAGGGCAGTGCTGCATCGCCTCGCAGCATGGATGCCCCAGCGGCGGTGCGCAGCGGCTCACTCGGCCCACGGGACATGTCACCCCCCGTCGCCGGCCCGACAAAAGACTCCGAATCCGCAAACTCCATGAACAGGCGAATGACTGTCATCAGCTCGGATATGTGACTGTCGATGGCTACGTTCTGTACCGCACGTTGCTGCGATTCTGCGCCCACCCCCTCGCGGTACCAGAACTTGTAGGCATGTACGCTCGTCAGATCCTGGTCAGGCCGCAGCAGGTCTACATTCAGCTCCAGGTTGGGGCCACACACCACGCTACAGTTATCCAGCAGCATCCGCGTCGCCGCGCAAATGGATAGCTGGCTGTCCCGAATCACTGCCGGCAGGCCATTCCCCAGGGGGCTGGTGTCGTCTTCGTCGAACGTAAAGGTATGGCAGGTGCGCACGTTTGCGTCGAGAATGTGCCACGGCGACGGCATGACGGCAACAACCCTTCCGCCAACCATCCACACCTCGCCCGGGATCTCTTCCTCCAGATCCACGGTCGTCAGATCTAAATCAGCCTGCGCCAGCAGAAGGTGCTTAACCTCGACCGGCCCGTACCATGTCAGCACTTCGTATCTGCCCGACTCCTTGGGCTGAGCGTTGACGTTGGACTGCACCCCCATGTTGCGCAGCTCAGTGTCGATCTGGCGGGGTTTGTAGTCACCCTTCGCCCCTTCATTACTCAAATAATTCCTGATGATCTCCGGAAAGAACCCCTGGCGCTCCGCAAGCTTGCGCACCTGCTGCCTGGACATGATGCGCCGCACAAAGTAGCCGTCTTCACTCGTGAGGTTCTTGGCGTTCATATCCGGGAAAAAGTCCCACACCGACACAAACTCGAACTGAGGCTTGTACTTGATCTCGGTGACGCGCTGCGGCACCTGACCGCCAAACTGCCAGCGTGTCTGCGTCTGCTCCCTGGCGAACGGCCCCAGCAGCACACCGGTGCCGTAGAGTATCCCCGACGCCACGACCTGCCGGTTGACGTTGATGTAGTCCTGCGTCTGGTCGCCGCCCATTTCTTGCAGGTAGTCGTCGATGACGGACGACAGGCGCGCAGCTTTTTTCTCGGCCATCTCCACCACGGCCTGCCGCAGATCCTCCTCGGTCGGAGGCGTCTGCACGCCGGCTTCCTGCTGGCGCATCAGGAACGTCTGTACCGCCTGGAGGGCGTCTTCCTGCGACACGTCGGGCTCCGGCCCCGGACTCAATGCCCAGTTGCGCTCGTTGCCGGGAAACATCAGGTTCATCAGTCGCGCCAGAACGCTCAAACACTTGACGCGGGTAATTCGGGGATACGCCCTGGAGCGCCCGTTGGCCAGCGTGCGCTCGATCTCCGGGTCGTACAGACCCAGGTACTGCCGCAGGTTACGCAACCACCTCCGCTCGGCCTGGAAGCGGTCATTCGAGAACGTGTCGAACAGCGCGCGGTACTTGTCCCGTATCGGTGACAGCATGTCCTGCGTAACCTGCGGCAAGGTTGCCACAGCGTCCGTCTGGTCGAGATTTTCTGCGGGTGTGGCCATGGGCATCTGTTACCGGAAGTGGTACTGGTTGGCAGGTATCTGCGGCGTAGGGAGCCTCATCCTGGCATACCGCTCTGTCCGCTCTGTCTGCCGCATATAGTACCTTGCCAGGTAGCCCAGTGCATCCCCCGGGTGGCTGTACGCATTTTTTTCGGGGTCAGGAGACTTCATGTCCCCCGTCTTCTTGTTCAGCTCGAACCGCCAGCCACCTTTGAGCGCCCGCACTAGCACCGGGCATTCTGCCCCGTCTACTAAAAATGCAGGCCCTACGTCCGTGAGGCGGGTCGTGTAGTGCTCGATGGATGTCAGGCGCTGCGCCAGCCGGTTGTTGGTCTCCACCTTGACTTGGTAATGGCGGCGCAGCTCGTCCACGATGGTCTTCTCGTCGCGCTGGCCTCGGTTGGATGCCGCCGGATCCGGTGCGATGATGATCCTGGCCTCTGGAAACCTCCGTCTCAAGTACGGTCTCAGGCGTTCTTCGATCAACCGGCGGGCACCATAGCCCTCCTGCACCAGCTCGCCATACACTCTGAGCCGTCCGTGCAGATCCTCCTGCCCAAAAATGAACGCACTGCCTCCCAGCCCGGGATCAAACCCAACCACCAGGGGCTGCGTCTTGTCGTACTGCAAGGGTGTGCGGGAGATATGTATGTCCGGGTTGAAGGTGTTGATTACTGCCTTGCCGGCTGCGCTGAAGCCCCACTCCGACTCAATGAACTGCTTGACCCATGACTCTGACTTTCCCTTGGCCTGGTTGGTGTAGTATTCCTTGCCACCAGGTAGGTGCTCGATGTTCTCTGCGTCTGGCGAAAACCCCGATGGCTGCTTAAAGTAGCGCGCATTCTCTGGCAAATCGTTAAATAGGTACTCAAACCACGGATTATCTTCTGTGGAAGGGTTGGATGACCCCCACATCCCCCAGTTTGTAGGGCCTCCGGCTTTTCTCGCTGGGTACCTACCACACCGACCGGATAGTGCGTCCATAATCCCCAGCGGAATGTGCACAAATTCATCCAGTATCGCGAAAGTCACCTCCATGGACAGTACCCGGTTGATGTCATCCGGCGTATCCAGCGCCCTGAACATCACCTCACACTCGACATCGTTGAATTTCAGCAGAAAATCCTTGTCTGTCGCACGCCATTTGCCAGCCTGACCGTCCTTGAACCACTCGAACCACGACTTGATCGTCGTGTCCCGCAGTTGTGGAAAGGTGTTGCGCACAATCACCGCCCGTGTACGGCGAATGCCGTCCGCCTGTGGGGCCTGTAGTCCTGCCATGTAGGCCAGCTTGAAGAAAATGGCGGTGGTTTTGCCCGACCCGATGGGTCCAATCACCCAGTTGTAGAACAGCTCACCAGGCAGATACTCCTTGATGAACCCTTTCAGGATCGGCGGCGGCGTGTAGCTGATCGTTTCGGCCATCAGGTCACAGATTGATCTGGATGTTCATGGTCGGCGCATTGTTCGACGTGCCGCTGGGGGGCTCGATCAAGCCTGCCACCCTGAAGGTGTGCTTGATGAGGTCTGCGCGTACTGACGGCGGAATGCCGCCAGATGAGTCATGTATCATCGTCCAGCTCGTCTTCAGCAACTCGTCACATTGTAGCTGCGCTTTCAGCTTGACGCTTGCCCCTTCTTTCTTGACATGATCTATCGCGGCTGCCAGATCGCGCTGAAATACAGGGTCTTTCCGCAATGCTGCCCACTGGTCCTTGTCGATGCCGTAGGCTTCGCAGATCTCCCGCAGAGGTGCCACCCGCAGGGCAATTTCCACGGGGAGCGTGGGAGGGTACCCACCGATATGGGCCGGATCGCGGTTTGACCCGGTCAGTGCCGGAACGTTCATTCTGCTGGTCTGAGGATTGGGTTCATCCAGGTGTTTTACTGGATGTTCGGATGGGTGTCAAGTTGTGGGAGGTGCAGCTATTTTTCCACATGTTGGGGATTAGATTTGGGAGAATTTTGAAAAATGTGTGGGCGACCATTGAATGGCCCCCCGCCCCACACGCCCAACCCCCCTCGCCCCCCTCCGCGCCGGCAAAAGAATTCTTTGCGCTGGCACGCTGGCATGGTCGCCTAGGTTACACAAATGTAACTATTGACATGCGCACACAATCTGCTATAGTGTGCCTACCTATCACGTGATAGGCATTTACCTAGTGAGGCTCAAACAATGGAAACGATCAAAACAATCAAGTCCGCAAAGTCTGCTGGTGCGGCATGTGGGGCGGCCGCTGAAGCAGCGCTTGGCGACACCTTGACCGCGCGCGTGCTGGAAGTGCTGCGCACCATGCCGAAAGGCAAGGCAGTCGCCCTGATCGGCGCATTCTGGGAAGGTTTCGATTCGTCCGCGCCGTCC